CAATCCGCCCGACTTACCTAAACGCCCATTCAAAATGCTCCAAAGCAAAGCAAACCAGCTCACTCGTGAAAGCCACGACAATGCTGTACTCACTCAACTCTATCGGAATGGTCTCAAGGTCCGTGTCGCCTTGGACCCAGAGCATTACCAACTGCTCTCCGAAGCTTACTCCCCGATGATCATTATTCCTGGGAGTCAGCAACCCCCATCAGGTTCGCACCAACTCGCCGCTGCGCACCAGTCCATCGCTGCTGTTGCACTGGCTAAGTTTGTGGAGAATCTAGACACATTCATCGAGATCGGTCCCAACGCTGCCTCGTTCGCCCGTATAGCCATCGGAAAACAAAATCCACATGCCTGTACGCTGCGTTCCGCTCGCGACCAGGGCCGACATCTCTCGTCCGCGATGTCCAACGAAGTTCGCGGCTACCGCCCGACAGCCACTCAGACCCTCGCTGTCCAATCCGGAGGCATCTCCCACAAACAAATTTGGGAAGATATCCAGCATCTCGCCTCCGGTATTCCAACGGAAACATTCTGTCTCAATGGTTGGCAGAATTGTATTGCCACCGCGCAGGTGGCCATTTCAAACCATTCCCTCTACGACATCTCCTTTCAGGACCTTGCCGTCGGCATGCGCAACCACGGCACCCACCGGATCAAAGCCTTCATCCACTTCCCAACCGAAGCTATGGACGTCCAGGAGTGGACCAGTTACGAGAAGGGCTACCACTTCAAACACGACCTCAAGACTGGTAAGATCACGTTCGGTTGGAATGGAGACACCGCCTTCTCCTACACCCACGATTACAAGACCTGGATGTCGTACCTCACCACCGGAGGCTTCTCCACCCCTTTCGGTTTCAACGTCATCATTGAGAAAGTCGCCTACCACGGGAGCCAGTTCGAACTCAATATCTACCGCTCGACTGCATCTGGCGACTTCTCCTTCACCATCCCGAACGCTCTTTCGGATCTCATCAGAGTTCCCAATTTTCGCATGCTTGCAGCCCGCAACTTCTGCAAGCGTAACTTTGACCCGAAAGACCACTCCAACTACATCATCACCGATGGCGCCAAGGTTCGCAAACTCCTCGACTTCATCAATGCCCGCGCCGAGAAGGGTTTCAGCCTGGACGTTGTGAAGGCCTATGCCCGCACCCTCGTCTCGGAGATCCGCCTTGGCTCCCGCACTGTCGAACAGAGATGGCACTGCACCTCCTCGGAATTCTCTGACATCTGCGTGTCGGTTTACATCCTTTCTGCATACCAGCGCCGCTTCGATGCTCATATCATCAACGCCGCTTTCTCCCACATGGACAAGATCGGAGCGGAGCGCACCCTTTTCGGGGAGATCTACGGTTGGGTCTGCGAGACTTTCAACATCCTCCACCATCATGCAAAGGATGCCAAGGCAGCCCAATCCACCTCCAACCTCTTCCATCGGTGCACTCTCTCATTCTTCGAGGACTACCACCGCCATGACACATTCAAAGAGTGCGGGTTCAACGAGGAGGTCTTCTTCTCCTACAACATCGAGACTCTTCCGGAGGCGGAACAAACCCTGAACGAGATAGTCCAAGCCCAGGAACACCAGTCTGCCCCTGAAACACCACTCGGCCGTATCACTCCTGACTGGGCCCTCAAATTCAACAAACCTGTCAATGTCGATCCGGGAATCGGCCCTGTTTATCTCGCCGAAGAGCAGCACGATACCCTGGTGCAGGAGTGTCTCCAGGGTTCCGAGAAAGCCGAAGCCAAACCGCTCAAACTCGCCCTCAAGAGCGCCCATGATGAGCTCAAATCCCGCAAACCGAAGCGACTTCACCTCGAGAACATGTTTGCACTGACAGGCGTCCCTGGTGGGGCGAAAACTGGCACGGTTATCAACGAAATCATCCCAGCCACCATCCCGTCCGGTCCCGTACTCGTACTCTGCCCCACTCGCGCTCTCGCCGACAAATACGAGAAAGAGCTCAGCGCTCCATCCCAGGCCGCCACCATCCACACCGGGCTCCGCGCGCTCAAGAAACAAAAGTGGGCCCTGGTCATCATCGAGGAAGCCTTCACCCTCCCGGTTGCCTACATCAACTTCATCGCGGCTGAATACCAGGTGCTTATTGTTGGGGACCCCAAACAGATCCAGCATGTTGATTTCTCCGGTCTTTGGCACCGTGTCACCATGTTGGAAGCTCTCCTTCCCGCAATCCCCCGTCATCACATCACGACCACTAAGAGATGCCCACAAGACATTGCGGCTTTACCTATCATCCGTGCGGCCTACCCCGGCATCTCCTCGGATTCCAAACGCAATGCTTCCATTACTCACGTTAACGCCAACTTCAAGAATGATCAGGCTGTTAACGTCTGCTTCACCCAGCTCTGCAAAAACCAAATCGAACAGTTTACCGGGAAGAATGCATTCACAGTCCACGAATGCCAGGGCCAAACCTTTTCGAGCGTCATTCTCAATTATTCCGGCACCAATGCTGAAGAACAGCTGATCCGCAAGAGCCCCAACCATCTGATCGTCGGACTCACGAGGCACACCACCAACCTCTTCATCAGGGACTCTTCCCCCAATGGTGACCTGACCACATTCATCAACGATAAGACCCCGCTCAATATCACCGCGGAACAATCCAATGTCGACCTTCAAGCTGTCGATGCTGCTCCGATGCCCAAAGGGGTCACCATGGAAGACACCGCACCGAAGGTCACCCCCTACTCCTTCTGCAAATCCGAGGTTGGCACCGCCTGCCTGGTTTTAGATAAGTATTACCCTGCCATCGCTCCCCGCGAGGAAATTTCCGTCACCTCCACCCAGCTGGAAACCGGCAATGATGCCAAAGGCGTCATCAGGCTCGCCGCCCTTGGAGATGAAGAACAGTTTGAATCCAAGCCCCACAAGGTCTACAGATTCAAGGCTCCCCAGCGCGTTATGGTCACCAGAGGACATCAAAGTCACCTTCTCCTGCGCACCAACCTCGAGCGACTCACCCATTCCACCAAGAACTTGCCTGAAGAAGCCTGCAAACCACTCGCCCAAGAACTCTTCAATCGCGTCGAAGAACACTTCAACTGGGACCTTCCACAGAACGCCCACCATCAATGTTTCCTGGAAGCCATCGAGAAGATGCAGGAACGCGGACACGACATTTCCAAGTTGAAGGAAATCGACTCCTGGACTGACCAATCTGTTAACCTTGTCAAATCATTCCTCAAGGCTCAACAGAAACCGATGCTTGGCAAAGACCCATTGGAGGCAGACAAAGCCGGACAAGGTATTTCCGCATGGGAAAAGACACTCAACCTCATTATGGCTCCCTGGACCCGACTCCTCGAACAAGTCCTGGTCAATCAATCCAGAGGGACCGTACGCATCCTTTCACAAATGTCGGATGTCCAAGTCATGGCTATCCTCGAGAAGGACACGGTGGAAGGTGAACGCTACATCGACAATGACTGGACCAAGTTCGATTCCAACCAGAACAACCTGACCCGCGAGATTCTCAAGAAAGCCCTCATTCGCATTGGCTGCCCCGCCAAGCTCGTTTCATACTTCTGCGAGCAGCTCAAGACCCGTCGTATCTGCGCAGCCCAGTCCTCTCTTGTGGTCAACGACAAGAAAGATTCTGGCGCACCTCACACCCTCGTCGACAACTGTCTCTTCAATCTGGCTATCTGCCTAGATGTGATGACCGATTTCGACAAATTGTACATCAAGGGTGATGATTCCCTCGCTCGCGGACCCAACGTCGCTTTCAATATGGAACGTCTCAACAGGTACAACAAGCAGTGTGGCTTCCAGTTCAAACCCAACTCCTCCGCCGTTGGCCAATTTGTCTCCTTCCTCGTGTCACCAAGAGGAGTTGCCTTGGATCTCGCCCGCATCACCGCCAAGATTACCTCTCGCGCCTACAACAACAAAGAAGACTACGACAACTACGCTTCTGCTCTTGCCGGGACTTTGAAGCCTATCGACATTGACGCCGGGATCAACATGTGCATCGTCAATTCA